CGAGCTGCTCTTCCTCGCTGCCCGACAGACCGGCTTCACCAGCCGTGCCGCCGACCATCGCGCCAACTGCGTCGCGCAGCGGGCGGATGAACACGCACTTCGAGTTGAGGAACAGCATCTTGCCCGTCGGCGCGTCCTTGTCTTCGATGACCGGAATGCCATCGAACTCAAGCGCCTGGTAGCCGCCGTCCAGGGTGATCTTGCGACCATCGAGCTGGATCTCCTGCACGTAGCGGCGGTAGGTGCCGAGCAGCTGCCCGTACGCCTCGTGCTGGATCGGATCGCACACGATGAGATCGGGCTTCATGCCGCTCGCCGTGTAGATCGTGCGGCGCGTATCGCGCATGAGCTGGATCGAGAGCGGGCGGAGGACCGCGCCGTTCGCCAGCACGTTCGACGCCCACTGCGGGTAGGTGCCGCTCGAGAGGCCTGCGTACGAGCTCGACGCAACGAGCGCCGTGGACGTGAGTCCCGCGATCGTCTCAGGCGCGCTGCCGCCCGTACCCGTGTACAGGTCGGTGTTGATCACCTGAGCGAGCCGCTCGGCAGAGTTCATCAGCTCTTCGCCGAAGAGATCGACGAGGGCCGCAGGGCCGCCGCTGTTCGCAGCCGCCGACATCGCACGCCCCGTGACGCCGAACGCGTCATGGTAGGTCGCGATAGCAAGCGAGGCCGCCGCCTTCGTGTCCAGGTTGAACGTGCTGACGTTCGTGCCGTCGCTGATCGCCGCGCCGGTCGACGTGCCGAAGCGCGCGTCCCAGGCTACGTTCTTGCCGACAGCCGGCTTCGTGCGCAGGAGCTGGAACAGCACGCACGCGCGGTTGATCTGCGACGCGATCTCGTCTTCATAGACCTGGTTGAGCGCGCCGGAGATCGCCGAGAAATCAAGAGTAGTCACTAGCGGCCTCAAAGTGAGGCAATGGGTTCAGAGGCGCGCGAGTACGGCCGCGCGAGGGGTGCCGTGCACCCGACGCGTAGGCGACGGGCGTGAAGGAACTGTCGGTATCAGCTATCGAGGAGCAGGCTGGCCGCCGAGCAACGCCAGTAGCGCCGCATTGGCTGCTGTCTTCTTGTCTACCGTGCGCTTGGTGCCCTTGGGCTCACGAGTCACCTCGTTGCCAGAGCCGCCAGCGCCGCGAGGAGGCAGGAACGCCTTGCCCTCGTCTGAGGCTGCCCATGCCTTGATCCCGGAGGCGAGGTCCAGCTCATCGCCATCCTCATTGAGGAAGACAATGCGGCCGGTCTCGTCGCGCTTCACTCGCTTGTCCTCGGTGTGGAGGAGAGCGATTGCTGCGCGCGACTTCTTCGGGTCGATGCCTGCCACTCCCAGCGCGTCGGCGAGCTTGGCTCGCTCCTCATCGCGGGAGATCTTGGCAGCCTGAGCTTCCCGCTCCCCGCGCTCCTTCTCCCGCTCGGCCTTCTCCCGCTCCAAGGAGCGCTTGAGACGGGCGAGTTCACGAGCAGTGGCGTCAGGAGCGCCAGCGGCGTCAGCCTTGGGAGGCGCTACGGCCTCGTCGGCATCTTCCTCGGGCTCTTCCTTCTTGGGAGAGAGCAGCGCCAGCTTCTCGGCCAGCATCTTCTCGAACCGCGCTTCAAACCGCTTGTCGCGGGCTGACTGGGCGCGGTTGAAGTCATCGATCGTCAGGTACTTCGGCTGCGCGTCGGCAGCGTCGGTCTTATCGGTCTCAGACTTCTCGGTCTCAGGTGCGTCAGGCATGGACGGACGAGTCCTTCGCGCTTCGTCGTTGCGCGTGCGGCTGGTTGATCAGCGCGCCTGCCGCCGTGGAGCGGGCGCGTTGTGCTCCGCCTGATGGCGGGTGAAAGGCTGTCGATGCCAGCGGTCGATCAGGCGCTGGCTATGGCGGAGGCCTATGGCAACACCGCGCAGACCGTCGATCCGGCCCTCAGTGCATTCTTCCGGTGCGTGTAGCTGGCCGTGACACAGCTCTTTGGACTCACGCGGTGGTCGAACGCTACCGAATAAATGAGGCACCTGCTGTCGCGTCAGCTTAGGCAGCAGTGCAGTCGACCCCAGAGAGGGGCTGCAGTCATGCGTTGCGCGCCTAGGGTGCCATCGGCGCTAAGGAGCCAGCGGCAGGACTCGAACCTGCGCCCGACGGCTTACAAAGCCGCCGCTCTACCAGCTGAGCTACACTGGCTTATCGTGCCACCGGAGGGCGTGCTCGATATAGAAGCGCTTCCTTGATGGCTCGCGCCACAGCATCCGGGTCGGGACGCATGTCCTCAATGACAGCGCGAAGGTCGTGCACCTGCTCCTCAAGCAGCCTGAGGCGCTCATAGAGCTGGCTCATCTCGTCCCTCACGCTGTGCCCTTCCCGCTAGCCCCGGTGCCAGATCCGCGCGTGCCGTGCTTCACTGGCGTCTTGGCAGTCGTGTCGCCGACGCTGATCTCTTTGCCCGCTGGAGAGACGCTCTTAGCGCCGCGAGCGACGCCCTTGGCGACCTTCTGCGGGGCTTCGTCGCCATCAGGCTCCTTGCCGTCCATCGGCTGCGGCTGCGACCCTGGCGGGCCGTATACCGAGATGTCGATGTTGGCTTCGAGCTCCTTCTTGATGACGTCCAGCTCTTGAGGAGAGGCGTTGCCGCGGATGATGCGCTTGGCAGCGTTGAAGGTCCTGATGACCTGGAACTTCTGCGACGGGATCCGCAGCGCGTCGATCTCGCCGTTCTCCTTGACCACGTCCTGGAGGTCAGCGAGGTCGAACGACTGCATGCCGTGCGCGGTCCACACGGGGAGCGGGTTGTCCAGGCGTCCGCGAGCAGCGAGGTCCAGGACCTCGATGGCATGCTGACGCACGTACTCGCCCAACACCGTGAGCACTACAGCCGCAGCCGCGCGATCGAGTTGTTTGGACTCAGCCGATCGACGCAGGCCAGCGCCCGTGTTGTCGATCGCGAGGGCCATCTGATGGACCACTCTATACATCTCGTCGCGCAGCTTCTCGAGCCGCTTCTGCGAGTCAGCGTAGAGCGTCGGGTCAGGCGACGTGTACATAAGCTTGTCCTTGTCGCCAAGGACAATGATGCGGCCAGGCCCGTAGGTCTGGTTCGTCGCGCGGCCAGGGTCAGCTGCGTTCTCATTCTCAGTCGCGCCATCGGGGCCGACAGACGGCGCGAGATGGGCACTGAGGATCGGGAAGAAGTGGCGGTACTCGCTCCACGACAAGCCAGACGCCTTGTTGAGGTACGTCTTGGCGAGGTTGTGCAGCTGATCCATCGCCCACAGCGCCTTAGGCAGCTGCATGCGGGCGAGGGGCACCTTGCCGAAGGTATGCGAGCCGCCGCCTACCTGCGGGATCTCCTGGCCAGGCTTCGGCGGCTTGTCCTTCTTGAAGGACACCTCGAACCGTTCCCAGGAGTCGCGCGTGTAGTAGGTGAAGCGCTCTGTGACGATCGAGCGGTCGTCAGTGAGCTTCTTGCGCGGCGTGAGCGTCGTCTTGATCAGCGCCCATTCCAGGTCGCCTGACGATGTCTCATCCCAGTCCAGGACGTGCTCAGGATCGAGCGGCAGGGCGAATGCGCGCAGCTGCCCGACAGCCTCTTCGTCAGCCTCAGACTCGATGAACGCGCCCTCGTCACGAGGAGGCAGGTCCACGAGCGTCCAGGCCGTGCGCAGCTGGAGCGAGGTCAGCGCCTGCTGCTTGAGCAGGTCGGTGAGGCTCATCGCGTGGCCGTCGACCGAGCCCTGGAACTCCATGAAGAACGGGTCAGCGTCAGGCTCGCTCGACAGCGCCAGAGGCTCAGTGAAGAGCGACGCGCAGATGTAGTCGACTACCGAGCCTGCGAAGTTAGGATACTCGGCGCGCTGGCAGCGCTCCTTGTAGATATCCTGCGGCTCATTGGCGTTCTTGGGGAACAGCCGGGCCATGACGATGTCATCGCGCAGAAGCGCGGCGCCGCCTGCATACAGAGCGCGAAGCTCATCCCAGTACTGCGGGTCGTACGATGGATGGGTTTTGGAAAGATCGCGGTAGCGCAAGATCAGCCTCGATCATCCAAAAGGGAAGATGCGCCTCGCATCGGCTACATCGAATGTTGTGCGCCTGCGAGGACCGCCAACCAGCGCTGCGTAGGCACCGGATAGCGAGTCGACCTGGTCGTCGTGCTGCCAGTCCGGGAAGCCTTCGAGCTCCTGGATGAAGCGCTCGTTCCACTGGCCTCTGACCAGCTTCACGCGCCTTGCTTCCGTCTGAGCGCTGACCGGCTGAGCGCGAGTGACCTTGTCCTTGCTGACGCCGAATGTGCGGACGTTGAACTTAGCAAGGAGCGCGACGTAATAGTCCGCCTCGAACTTGCCCGCCTGGCCTGGATCCTTCTCGATCCCGATCATCACTCGGCCGCGATACTTCTTCGCGTCGAGCTTGGCAGTCTCGAGGATCTTGTCCTGCACGACGCGCGGGGTGCCGCGGAAGCGGATCACGTCCTCGACGAAGCAGATGCCGTCCTTCGATCGCGCTAGTAGCAGGCCGACCGTCCAGTCGCCATCTGTCGTAGCCGCTCGGTCCCAGTAGCGGATGCGCGCTGCTTCATCAGGAGCTGCGTCTACGAACTGAAACCACTCGCGCTTAAAGTAAGCGCCAGCTCCAGGCTTGATCAGCCAGTCGCCTCGTAGGAGCTGCGCCCGGCGTACCGGGTCCAGGTCCATCAGCTGAGCGCGGTACTCAGGACCGAGGTACGGGTTGTCGGCGAGCGACGCTGGAATGAACTGCCTAGTGAGCGCGCCTTGAGTGCCAGGAGCGCACCAGACTTCGCCCTCTTCGCTGGGCAGGTACCAGAGGATCTCGCCGGGCTCAGCAGGAGGCAGCGTGCCGCCGTCCTCAGCCAGCCTAGGAGCGCGCTCTGGAAGCACGAACTCTGGATCTAGCCATGGCCCAAAGCGCTCGAACACCCACTCAGCGCCTTCGCCGCCTGGGTTCGTAGTAGCGCGCGAGATGGTCGGTAGGTCCTTCACCGACGAACGGATGCGGGCTCTCACGGCCCTGTACATCTGCGCGGTGAAGTGAGTCAATTCGTCGAACTCAACGACATTGAACTCGTGGCCGTCATAGGCCCGCGCGTCCTTCTCGTGTTCGACGTGATTGAATCTGATAGTAGCGCCCGATGGGAAGATCCATGAGCGCGTGGTCAGGTTAGGCTTCGCGCCTGGATAGGCCATCGGCCAAAGCGCCTCAGCCTTCTCCCAGAGGTCTACGAGCTGCGTAGACTCGCGGCGCAGGATCAGCGCTCGGAAGCGGGGATGGTCTACCCATCGCAAAGGTAGGGCGATGAGGGCGGAAGACTTACCACCGCCAGCGGCCCCGCCGTACAAGATTTCCGCAGCAGGGCTACTCAGGAACTTCGTCTGAGGGCCTGGCGATGGGCTCCAGAGAACCTTCTGATTCGCCACTCGTCCCACCAGTGAGCTGCTTGGCAGCGTTCGTTGCGATGACCTGCACGGCAGCCTGGACAGGCAGCTGCTCAATCGGCGGCATCATCACGACGCCCACTCGATGATCAACCGTGCCGCTGTGATCGTGCTTCTCGCGCTTTGCCCATTCGTCGGGGAACCGGCGCTCAAGGAACGCCAGTGCGTCCTTGCCGTTCTGCCCGATGTGCTTCATCGCGATCTGCGCGACCTTGCTGTGCAGCTCGGCCTCTGCCCGCATGACGGCGTCGCGATACTCGACGTACATCTCATCGCCGACTGCGCCCTTGTCGCCTCGAGCCATCCACTTGTTGTGGACGCTAGCGGCGATGCCTGAGAGCTGCGCAGCGACGCGCGGGTAGTTGCCCGCTCGGATGCCGTTCAGGATGTTCGCGACCACGTCTGCGGTCATCTTGGACTTGCGGCCTCTACCTGGCCCCTTGGGCTCGTCTAGCGAGTCCTCGTCATCGTCGTCCATGCTGATCCACCGTCGCAGGCCGCGCTCCTGCGGAGGCACCTCGCGCGTAGCGGCGCCGCCCAGCAACAAGGCCATGGCCCTGCGCGGTGCGGCGCTCAACTCGTCCAGGAAGGCCTGACGAGAGTGCTAAGGGTGAAGTCATCTGCGTGGCTCATTGCGAGGCCCACGAGGCGGGCCAGGCGGCCTGGGAAGCCGCGGAGCGAATACTGGCTTCGGGTCAGGAGGCGCCACGTACGGGGCGCATAGGCCTGGGAACAAGGCGGGTGAGGCGCCGTCGCGAATAGCGATGAAGCAGTCGAGCGTCTTGCAGCTCACCGGACCGCCGTCGGTGCCGTACACCGCATAGCCGCGCTCGTAGATCAGCCGCTCGGCCTCGATGACCTCGTCCTCGATGATCCGGCGTTGCTGATACTCAGCGTCTGCGACTTCTTCCTGGCGCTCTTCGGCGCGGCGGAAGGCGAGGTCGCGCTTAGGAAAGTGGCCCACCAAGGCCCTCCTCGCCGTCATCATCTTCGT